GTTTTTTTTTAAGGAGTAAAAAAAATGTGTCTTTATCCAAAGGAAAGAGATATAAAATGTCGTGACGGAGTGACGAGAGTGCTTGTCACTCGTTGTGGTCATTGCTTTGAGTGTCAAAAAGCTTATTCTAACGAGTGGGCTTTGAGACTTTATCACGAAAAGCAGTACCATAAGTACAGTCTTTTTTTGACTTTAACTTATGATGATGAGCATTGTCCGTCAATGCTTGTTAAAAAGGATATTCAGGACTTTATTTGTCGATTGAAAAAAGCGGTTGAATTCCGCTATTTCGCCTGTGGCGAATATGGCGGCAAAGGTGGTCGTCCGCATTATCATTTGATGATTTTTACGGACGATTTAGAGGCGTTTGGTTTGTTTAATCCTACTGCGTCACGATATTCGTCTAGCGCGCTTATTGCGCGGTTGTGGAGTTTTGGTTTTCACTCGATTGAGACAAAGATTGAGTTTGCAACTTTGCGTTATGTCGCAAAGTATATGCAAAAGGCGCGTTTAAGCGACTTTCCTGATGACTTTCAAAAGCCATTCCTTTTGATGTCTCACAAGCCATATATTGGTTTGCGTGAGCTTGATTTGTGCAAGTGGTTTTTTAAGCGTGATAAGGACGATAAGTTTTATGTTGACGGTGTTGCTTATCCTATTCCAAACTTTTATACTCAAGTTTTGGAACGTAACGGCTTTGCGCTTGATAAAGTTTACAATTTGCAACGTCTCTCGACTTCTAAAGAGGCTATAATGGATAGAGCTTGTCATATTGATAACGTTTATGAAACTCTCACGCGTCCTCGCGTGCGCGTTTAATATCTATTTTTTATAGATATCTTTAATAATAATAATAATAAGCGGTGTGGATAACTTTTTGTATATACATTATTTTATGCAATATTTGCCCTATTTTGCCCTTAAATTGAATAAATATGCAATATTTGGGCAATAATTGCATAAAGTTATCCACAATTTGCATAAAGTTATCCACAATTATGCAGAGTTATCCACAATTTGTGCACATTTTGCATAAAGTTATGCACATTCGTTGATGTCGCTTATATGTCATCGAGCGGAGCGAGATTTAGCGCGTAGCGCGTAGCAGCCTATACGCTTTAGCGTCTTTGTTGACAAAATAACGATTATTTTGTATAATGAAATTACCATATATGGAGGGCGTTGCCTATGAAAGAATTTATTGTATCAAATCCTTATGCTTTCGCTTGCTTGTGCATTTGCGCAATCGCTTGCGTCGTCACGTTTTTCGTGGTTCTTTTTGACACAAAATCAGTCAAAAAGTCTATAGCAGCCGTTAGAGAGGTTATTATGGAGTTTCGATTGCCCGATTATAGACAGGGCGAAAAAAAGGAGCAAACAGCGCAAGAGTTCACGCCGCTTATTGACGAGTATCAATACGTCGCCGATACCGGTGAGCTCGAAAAGACTGGCAAGACAATCAATGTCGATGAAAAGATACAATCTTATCTTACGACGCGCCTTGAAGATATGCTTGAAAAGTTCTTGTCGCCTCAACAGCCTGAGCGCAACGATGTTGTTGCTGAGCCTGATGAGATGAGCGGAGATCTTGAGAGTATGCTCAAGGCTTATGACAGTTATGTTGAGCGCGCGGATGAATTGCGCGCAAAATATAAATTGCCGTCTACTCTCGCTACTGCTGACGTTTATAAGGCAGTTGATGAGTTGTATCAAAGACAAAAGGAATACGTTGACAGTCTTGTCTCGTATAATCAAAAATGGAGGGATGTAAGCAATGAAAAAGAGGTATCGCCTGAGAAAGAAAGCAAACAAGCGTAATTTCCGTCACACTGCGTCTAAGACGCATAAAAAAAATCTTACTGCTAACGTAATGAGAGGAGGTTTTAGACTATGATAGTTGGTCTTTATTCATATTTCGATCGCAAGGCGCATTGCTATGGTGCGCCGTTCACGGCAGTCAATAATGACGTTGCCGTTCGTCAGTTCGCTGGTCTTATTCAAGATGCTGGCGGACGTTTGGCGATTTACGATACGGAGCTTTATAAAGTCGGCGAATTTAACGGCGACAACGGCATTGTGACGCCGTGTCAAACCGAATTTATTTGCGACTATTATGCAGCTTCCGAGTTGCTTAAAGGTGGTGCGCAAGAATGAAACATAAAAAGAATTTCGTTTTCGGTTCCGTGCCGATGATCCGCGCTTCGCGGTCAAAATTTGACTTGTCTTTTACTCATAAGACAAGCGGCAATGTCGGAAAGTTGTATCCGTTTTTTTGTCAGGAGGTTTATCCTGGCGATACGTTCAAGGTCAAGTCAACAATTTTGGCGCGTCTTAATAGCGCGTATCTTCGTCCTGTTATGGACAATTTGTTCCTTGATCAGTATTTCTTTTTTGTCCCCTCACGACTTGTTTACAATAAGTTTCCGCAAGTTTTCGGCGAAAATAAGGAAAGCCCTTGGGCAGTTGTAAATACTCCGAGTGTGCCGACGTTCCAAAATACTGAGGCTACAGGCAACGTCGCAAATCACGATAACGTTTGTGCGTATTTGTATTTGCCTGTCGGTGAAGATCTCAAAGAAAATATCAAAGACGTGTCTTTGCTTCCTGCTCGTGCTTTTGCTCTCATTTATGACGAGTGGTTCCGCGACGAAAATAATGTTCAGCCGATGAACATTCAAAAAGGTGATGCGGTCGCGAGTGAAAAGCTTAATAATGATGCGTGGTCTCCGTCAAACTATCTCGGCAAGTGTCCGAACGTTGCAAAGTTTCACGATTATTTCACGAGTTGTCTTCCGTCGCCGCAAAAGGGTCAGCCTGTTGAGATAGGTGCAGCCGTTGTTCCTGAGCGTGTTTTGCCTGTTTCAGGTTTGCGTGTAAATGCTCAAATCGGTGGTCCGTCTATGGGTTCTCTTTTCCCCTCTTATCCTCATTTGGATGAGTTGGCTAAAGCTGCTGGCTTTACCTCTTCCCAAAAAACTGGTTCGTCTGGAATGTTTTTCTCGACCTCTGAAAATGAGTTTTCTGCTCCTATTGGAGATATCGCTTTGAATTCTCTTTCTGGTCCTGGTCAGGGTCGTGTTTTGGCTCGTGGTAGTCAGTCGGACGGTACTGGTAACGTTTTGTATCCGTTTAACCTTGCTGCATACGATCCAGGCGTTGCCTTGGGTGCAACGACTGTTAACGACTTGCGTCTCGCTTTTCAAACTCAAAAAATGCTTGAAAAGGACGCGAGAGGCGGTACGAGATACCGTGAGTATATTCTCTCGCATTTTGGCGTTTCCGTTGCCGACAGTCGTGTTCAGGTTCCTGAGTTTCTCGGTGGTAAGAGGTCTCCTCTTAACGTGCAGCAAGTTGCTCAAACGTCGCAGGCGACTTCTTCTTCTCCGCTCGCGTCTCTTGGTGCCTACTCGCTTTCGTTTGGTCAAAGCGGTTTTTCAAAAGGTTTTACCGAGCACGGCTATATTATCGGTGTAATGTGCTTGCGTTATCATCATACTTATCAGCAAGGTGTTGAACGTTTCGCTTTCCGTAAAAATCGTCTTGATTTTTACGATCCGGTCTTTGCAAATATCGGCGAACAGCCTGTTTACAAAAAAGAGCTTTTTGCCGGCGCTGCTGCTGACGACGTTTTCGGCTATCAAGAGGCGTGGGCGGATCTTCGCTATCGTCCGTCAAGAGTTAGCGGACAGCTCGCGTCTAAGGCTACAAACACACTCGATATTTATCACTTTGCGGACGAGTATGCGAACGCGCCCACGCTCTCGGAAGGCTTTATTAACGAGACGGATAAAAACTTCGCTCGTACCATTGCGATTGCTGATGCTGAAAACGTTGACGCTGATCAGTTCGTTTTTGACATTTATTGTCAAAACGACGCTATCCGTGAGCTTCCTGTGTATTCGGTGCCGTCTTTGATAGATCACCATTAAGGAGGTTTTTATGGCTGGTTTCGATTTCCAAAACCTTTTGGATCCATTCAAGGTTACTGGCGATTGGAACGCGTCCGTCGGTGAGCCTGTTAGCACTACGCAAGGCGATTTTTTTTCAGGCTTGCGTAACATTGTTACAGGCGATATGGATTATCGCCGTGAGCGTGAGCTGCAAGATATTTCAAATGCTTTTTCCGCTTCGGAGGCTCAAAAGTCTCGTGACTTTTCCGAGCGTATGTCGAATAGTGCATATCAACGCGCTGTTGCCGATATGAAAGCGGCAGGCATAAATCCTGCACTTGCTATTTCTCAAGGCGGTGCCTCTACGCCGTCGAGTGCGTCAGCGAGCGCGTCAAGCGCGCACGCTGGCAAGTCTGGGCAAGGTCTTACGACCTTGCTCGGAGCTTTGCTCGGTGGCGCGTTTAAGGTCGCTACAACGTCTATGATTAGTGAGGCGCAAATGGCGCAAACTTTGGCGCGCTCTTCAAGTGCTTATGAGATTGCACAAATGAACGCCGACGCGCGTTTACTTGCTCGCCGCAAGTAAACGCGCAACGCGCGCGCGAGCGCGCTCCTACGCATTTATTAACTTGATATAAATGCGTAGGTTTTTTTTTAAGGAGTAAAAAAAATGTGTCTTTATCCAAAGGAAAGAGATATAAAATGTCGTGACGGAGTGACGAGAGTGCTTGTCACTCGTTGTGGTCATTGCTTTGAGTGTCAAAA